TGATGCAATACACCGGCCTGAAGGACATGCACGGTGTGGAGATCTACGAGGGGGATATACTCCACGTTGCACGGTACCCCGAGCGTGGCGGCATGGTCGTCGAATGGACAGACGGCGTACATTACGGAGAGGAGAGCGGATATCATTGGAGCGTGGGCGAGGCCTCAGCCGGTTGGGAGAGAATCGGCAACATCCACGAAAATCCGGAACTGATACCCGAGGAATGACACTTAAACAATTGGGGGCATTATGATTTACCTTGTAATACAAGCTGATTATGACGAGAGTTATTACTATGGATATTCTAAAGACAAATCCGTTGCCGACGCAAAGGCCAAGCAACTTAATGAAGAGCATGGGAACAAAAGACAGGCACATTACGTTGAAGAAATCGAGGAAATAACCGAATAGGGGGCAAGGTGGGCAAAAAGCACGAAGTTTACAGGAAGATCCGGCGCACGGTACAGAGGGAAAAGAAGGCGCTTGTTGAGCAGATCGCAAGGGAAATGCTCGATATTCCGCTCTGGGGCCGGGTAAAGCTGGCGTATCGGATCGTATTCAAGGGCAAACTGTTCTCTTGACAAAGGCGAGGGCATGTGTTTAATGTTGAAAACGGGCTAAGCTCGTAACCCAAAGGGGAGGCGATAGAATGGCGTTTGATGCGAAAGATGCAGACACGATCAAAGCAGTAAAGGCGGCGGTAAAAGAGGCAGTTGACGAGGCGGTTGAGACGGCGACAACCGGACTCAAGGACAAAAACACGGAGCTTTTGGGCAAGCTCAAGAAGGCCAAGAAGGGTCAAGAGATCGACCCGGCAGACCACGCGGCCCTCGAAACAGAGCTTGAAGAGACAGGCACAAAGCTCAAGACGGCAGAAAAGGCCCTCAAGACCGCAACGAAAGAGGGCGAGGCGAGCAAGAAGCTACTGGAAAGCGAATCAAAGGTTTCCCATACTCTTCTCGTTGATAACGGCCTCTCGACGGCCCTGCTCGAAGCTGGCGTGAAAGATCCCGCATATATTGAAGCGGCAAAGGCCATGCTCGCGGGTCAAGTTGTTTTGGAAGCCGATGGCGACAAACGGGTTGCCAAGGTCGGAGATAAGCCGCTTGCCGATTTTGTAAAGGAATGGGCGGGCAGTGACAAGGGCAAAAAATTCGTATCCGCTGCTGTGAATGGCGGTGGCGGTGGCGGTGGCGGTTCAAAGGGCGGCGGGGAAAAGAAGACCATGACCCGATCAGAAAACGACGCGCTCGACCCTGCTGCAAAGATGGCATTTTTCAAAGAGGGCGGGACGCTCACCGACGAGTAACAGACACCACAGATCATAGGCCATAGCCTCAAGGGCTGCGGCACAACGGCTAAGCCGGACTTTAGGAGTCAAAAACTAAAGCCCGGCTTTTTTATTTATGCGACAAAAGGAGAAAGACAATGGCCAGCACACCGAATACACTCACAAATTTAATCCCCACTCTGTATCTTGCCCTTGATACCGTATCGAGGGAATTGGTCGGCATGATTCCCGCCGTTCGTAGGGACTCGGGCCTTGAACGGGCCGCAATCGGCCAGACGGTACGCACCCACGTTGCGCCCGCAGCTACGGCGCGAGATATCACGCCGGACCAGCTTCGACCGGACGATGGAGAGCAGGACATTGGAAACGTGTCTCTCGCCATTACCAAGTCTAGAGCCGTGCCTGTCAGATGGCAGGGTGAAGAGTCTAAGCAAATGAACTCTTCGGGCGGGCCGGGCGTCAACAATATTATGGTTGACCAATTTGCCCAGGGAATGCGAACCCTTACCAACGAGATCGAATCAGACCTTACCGGGCTTCACGTCAACGCCTCGCGGGCTGTTGTGCCGAACTCTTCGACCCCGTTTAGCGCCAATCTTGCCGATGCTGCAAACGTGCTGAAGATCCTCAAGGACAACGGTGCGCCAGAGTCGGACCTACACCTTGTTATCGGCACGACAGAAGGCGCGGCCCTGAGAACGCTCACACAGTTAAGCGATGCCAACAGGGCTGGAAACGACACCATGTTGAGGCAGGGCATATTGCTCGATATGTTCAACATGGCAGTTAGAGAGTCGGCCCAGATCAAATCGCCCGCAGTCGGAACCGAAGCAGATGCGACCCTACACGCGACGGCTGACTATGCAGCCGGAACCACCACTATGGCCCTTGACGCCGTTGGAACTGGAACGATCGTAGCTGGCGACCTTGTGACATTCGCCGCGACCGGTCAGACCACGGTTCAGTATATCAATAAGACATTGATTGCTGCCGTGAGCGGTTCCCCGATTACGATCAACAATCCCGGTCTGGTTTTGGGGATCACCGATAATGCCGCCGCTGTTGCTGTTCGCGCTCAAGCCAATCGAAACATGGCGTTCCATCGTAATGCTATCGTTTTGGCAACCAGAATGCCGGCCATGCCGGAAGGTGGAGATTCTGCGGTTGATAGCGTCCAGATCACAGACCCGCGAAGCGGCCTCGTCTTTGAGGTCAACCACTACCTTGAATACCACCAGGCAGCGTTTGAAATCACAATCGCTTGGGGCGTCAAGGCTGTCAAGGAAGAGCATATCGCAATCCTCGCGGGTGCATAGCCCGAGTGTGTTGCTGACCATCGAATAAAGCCGGGCGGCTTCAATGTCGCCCGGCATTATAACAATATTGTAACGGAGGTTTTACAATGGAAGCAACAAGACCAATCCCCGAGCGTCCACTTGTCAAAGTGGCATGTGGTAATTCGATTGGATATTACACCCAATTCAAAGACGCCATGAAAGAGGGCGAGAAGATCTATGTGCCGGATGATTCAGAAGGAGATGGCACGGACCCCGGCGACGAGTTGGGGGTTTCAGCTGACAACACGCCCGATGAAATATGGGCCTATGGCGCGAACCTTGAGCCCGCCATTGACCTTGAGATTAAAGAGTCTTCCAAGGACATGATGAAAGACCTCGAGGCGGCTTTGAAGGCCAGAGAGTAAACCCCGTAAGACAACACCCCAAAAGGTGACGAAATGCCAGAAGAGACGGTAAAAATAGCAAGCACCAACGCTGCCGGGTATGTCCTCAAGTCCAGATCGGAGATAGAGCCCGGCGACACGAAATATAGAACGCCACCGAAGGCCAAGGCTGACAAATCGAAGGCCGACAAGCCGAAGGGGCCGGGGGTGACGAAATGAGCCTTCTACCGAACACAGAAACTACCCTGCTTCTCCCTGCCGGGTCTACCCTGGCGATCACGTCGCCCTCGGGATCGTCGGGCCTAGCGGTACGCCTCCACCGCTCGCCCGGTGGGGGGAACCCTCAAAGCGTCACGCAGGTTGCCGGGATAGATCTTTCTTTTGGACCCTATGCACGGACTGAGAGATTCAAGGTGTCCTGTTACACCGGAACGCTGACGCTCGTTGTGGCTCCATACGATCCTTCGCTTTATGCAACCGACGAAGATCTTGAAGAGTTGGCCCCTGACATCTTGCAGCTAAACGACAAGACGCCGGTCAACGCTGTTGCTGCGTCTGGTATCCTCACGCTCAGCGCGAACGCCGATCATTTGGACACGGTAACGATTGGCGGGAATGTCTATACGTTCCACGTTGCCCTTGGGGCAGCTACGGCGGCAGATGGTATATTGACATGGACCGGCCTTCCGGTGCTTGACGAGGTTATCGTTATCCATACCGACACGTACCGGTGGCGGGATCAGATAGCCGCCGTCCTCGCGTCGAAGGTTGCCACATATGCCGGCGTTGGAGCCAATACCGAAACTGTCGTTGTCGATACGACCACCTACACATATGTCACCGCATTGACTGAAGTAAAGGCGACGGGAATCTTGACGGCTTCAGCCACGCCCGCAGATGGGGCAAGGGCTGAGATCGACGGCGTTACCTATACATTCAGGGATGCGCTTGGCGAGGCATACGATGTCCTGACAGAGGTTGCAGCAGCCGACGCACTCGACAACCTGATTGCCGCGATTACCGGTGGCGCTGGCTCCGGTGTGAAGTATCACGGCGATACTGTCACGCACACGACTTGCACGGCGACGGATGGTGCCTTAGACACGGTAGATGTCGAAGCCCTCGCGGTTGGCGTTGCTGCAAATGCCTATGTTTCTGTCGGATATGGTGGCGAACTCAGTTTCGGAGCGGGTACGCTCGCGGGCGGTGTCGATGCTGTGATAAATGAACTCAAGGTATCGGGAACCGCCGAACTATCGATTGACGCGATTGTCGCCGCTGCAACTGGAGGGGCCGGGGAAGGCACGGTATATTCTACAGGGACACCGGCACACACGACAGTTACCCTGTCGAAAGATTCAGCTTCCGAATTGCTCGCAACTGCCATAACCCTTGGCGACGCCGGTAACGCGATCGCCATTGACGAGACAGGCGGGCAGATTTCATGGGCTGGCGCGGCTGTCTTCCTTTCCGGGGGGGTATCGGTTGCCGTAGCGAATGACGTCATTATCGGCGGCAGCGCTGAACTCTCGATTGACAACCTCGTTTCTGCTGTCAACGGCACCGCTGGCGAAGGTACGACCTATGGAACCGGCACAGTGGCCCATACGACCGTTGACGGCACGAAATCAGCCGCAGACGAGTTTACAGCCACGGCAAAGACTGCCGGCCACGCTGGAAACGCTTACGCTTCCACCACAGACGTCGGGAACGCCTCTTGGGCCGCTGCAACGCTCTTGGGGGGTGAGACTGCCCAGGCTGCAAACGATATCCTTATAGGCGGCAATGCGAGCGATACAATCGACAATCTGATTGCCGCTATCATGGCAACAGCCGGCGAAGGGACCACATACGGAACCGGCACGGTTGTGCACCCGACAGTATCCGCAGCCGTAGGTGGTGGCGATACGATGGGCGCGACTGTCAAGATTCTTGGAGTCACGGGAAACGCCATTGCCAAGGAAGAGGATAACGCCAATATGGATTGGGACGGCGTTACCGCGTTCATGACGGGCGGCATTGACGGAACTCTCGGCGTTGTGCGTGAGTTCTGCGCCGATGACTCGTATCTCTATTACTGCACATTAGCCAACACCATAGCCGACGCAAATTGGCGGCGTGTCGATCTTGGCGCGGTCTACTAAGGGGTAAAAAATGAACAAGCTCACACTTGTCGCAGACGGCGGCAATGCAGCAATCGGCCTGAACCGTTCAAGCGAAAGATATGCGAGCGTACTCGCAGCCGATACCCCGGAAGTCGTCACGATTCCAGATGGTGCGAGATACGTTTTGTTTTCGGCTGACGCGGACTTTTGGGCCAACTTCGACGCAGCCGGTGCGGTTCCATCGACAGAAGTTGCAGACGGAACAGCTTCGTACCTGAACCCCGGATTGATTGCGCTCGACGGGGCCGAGACTATCGGCCTTGAGTCTTCCTATGCGGCGAAAATACAGATGTCCTTTTACGAGTAGGTGAAAGCGTGTTGAAATATACCGGAAACCCTTATGGTCAAGCCTATAGGAGCCCTTACGGTGCGCCAGTTTCACCGCTGTCGTATTTGCTAAAGGCTACCTTCGACAGTGCACCGAATCAAACATTCTCCGATGCCCAAGTCCTTGACACGCCAGCGGAAGGCGTAGAATCCGGCTCCCTCACAGTAGTAGACACCAGCACCGGGACTGTTAAGATTGTTTCGGGGGAGTTGGAGATTGTTGGGGATGGTACATATAATAAAACAGGGATTGTAGATTCTGATGGTGTGTCAAGGCTATTAGGGCGTGGGTTGTTTATAGATCATATACATGCAAGTAGCAACTTTTCCTTAATTGGATTCACTAATTCCTCTGCACTATCGGTGAATATCCAGTTTGGTGTAGGGATCGCAAACACAGTGCTTAATTACTGGGTTACTACTCCTGTACCTGTGGGGGAAATACCTACTGGAGCACGATATTCATACCTCTTCCTGTCCGGTGGCTTCAATTCTAGTGGCGTTCCGATCAAACCTGGGGACACGGAAGCTGATTTCCTTTACGGTGGGCGCATATTTATAAAAGGTGGAGCTTTTACGTCCTGGACGCTGATGTGGCTGTACACAGCCAACAACGCTGCTACTATTCATGCGCTAATTAACATAGCAGCATCTCCAGCGCTCTTTGACAACATCCTAATCCCCACAGCACCACTAACCCCCGGCATAATGTTCCCGGCTGTGTATCAAGACGAAACACCAGACTTGTCAGCTCATGACGTCGGAGATGGGGACATTCTTTTTGATACGAGAGTCACCACCCCTGGCGCTGGTACTGATGTTCTCACAATGCGTTTCCGTCTTCAGGACTCTCAGAATTTCTGGAGCGTCAATATGGTGGCCGGTACAGCAGGGACGGACTTGACCCTACATAAGACGACCGGAGGCGTAGAGGCGGCGGCAGTCGCTACCGCAGATGTAGATTTCGCCATAACGACAGCCTATGATATCCGGATTATAACACGCGGAGATAGCTGGTTTCGGGTTTATGTGGACGGTGGCCTTGAGTTGACATACAACGTGCCAGACGCGGCATTTGAGAATGAAACAGAGATACAGCTCGTCAACGGAAGCGGCAATTTCACGCCGAACTTGGTTGCTGTATGGCCGAGCACTGACGCTGATATTGATGCAGAAATAACCAGAGCCACGGGGGTTTACTAATGGTGAAGTGGCGAATGGTCATAAAAAGCCCCATGGATGCAGAAGAAAACATGGTGCAAGTGGCAACAGAGCCATGGGCATCCGATAAGATCCGCACTTCGCTGCTTGAAACCGAACCAGATGAACACGGAAACTATCTGACCGAAGTTTGGGTGGATAACACAGGGAAGAAAAATGCCATAATTGCCCATGGCTATGAAGTTATTCTGGCAGAAGAGGAAGCGACATGAGCATAGTAGTTGAGGACGGCACCGGAAAAGCAGACGCTGAAACGCTGATAAGCGTTGCCGACGCCACAGCATACCACACGGCACGGGGCAACGCGGGGTGGAATGATGTCGTGGAGCTTATGACCCTGGACGTGGCTCCCCCTGGCACGGGTTGGGCCGCAGGGAATACGATCACCGGGGCGACCAGCGGCGAGACATGCACCATAGTTGAGCGCCTAACCACGCTGACCTATATCGTCAACAACCGATCAGGCTCTTTTACCCTTGGCGAGGTTCTGTCCAACGGAAGCCTGGAAGCGGATCAGGGCGCGGCAAATCCGACCTTTGCAGAGACGGACCTACAGCGTGAACAGTGGCTTAGAAATGGCACCGAATACATGGTCAACACCTACCGCAACCGATGGCAGGGATACAGGACATACTCAACGGTTCAGGCCCTTGATTGGCCCCGTGTTGGCGTTGTCGTCGAAGGCGTATCGGTGGCAAGTGACATAGTGCCGACGATCCCGGCGCGAGCGTGTGCAGAGTTGGCCCTGAAGGCAAAATCAGGCGAACTGCAAGAAGACCTTGAGCGGGCAACGCTATCTGAGAAGGTCGGACCTATCGCGGTCACTTACGACAAATCGAGCCCGCAGGCTGTACGATACAAGCAAATTGACTCGATGCTTTCCCCGTTTCTCAGTGGCGGCTCTGGTGGTGCGAGTATGGGATTGATAAGGACATGACGATGAAAAACGAAAAAGGTCAGGAAGTCACACAGCGGGAATGCAAGGGCAAGCACATTGACGACGACTGCAAGGCCCGAAACTGCAAGAACGCTGAGCATGGTTGCATCATTCAGGAGTTGAAGGCGAAATAATGGGCTTCTACGAACGGATACAGAAGACAGCCAACGTCCTCTTGATAGGCAAGGGCCAAGTTGTGATTCTGACTCATACCGTGCCGGGGGTATATGACCCGGACTCCGGGCTTGTATCCGGTTCCACAACGACAAACCAGACCGGCACGGGCGCAGTAATAGAATGGGACGCAAGGCAGATAGATGGAACGCTTATCAAGATCGGTGACAAGCGCCTTCTTCTTTCAGCGCTCAACACGGCAGGGGCGCAATTGACGGCCCCGGTGCTTGGCGATACGGTGACAGACGCGGCGGGCGTGGTCTACACGCTGGTTGCTCCCTTGGGCATAGAGAACCCGGCAGGAACGCCGGTCGTATATGATTGCAACATGAGGGCTTGATGAGCTTTTCTTTAGACATAGCGAAGTTCGCACAAAAGGCACTCGGCAATGCTGATATCGTAGTTCGGAAAACCGTTCTCGATCTTGGGACTAGCCTTGTAGAGCGCACTCCTGTTGGTGATGCAACCTTATGGAAACGTCCCGAGAACAAGCCTCCGGGATATGTCGGGGGACACGCAAGGGCGAATTGGTCGCACTCTATAGGAGCCCAGAGCATTAAAGAGTTCAAGGCTGTTGACGATAGCGCTGCCGAAAACAATATTTCAATGCGTAGGATAGCGCGCTCTCTCGGAAAAGAACGCAGGAGCGGACAGACCGCCGTTGACAATGTGCATTTTATACAGAACTCGGTTCCCTATATCGTGGCTCTTGAAGACGGTCACAGTACGCAGGCCCCGCACGGTATGGTAGCGCTCGCGACTCTCGAGTTTCAGAGTATAATCAGAGGCGCGGTTGGTGGCCTCAAATGAGCATAGGACTCGTTAGGAGCGCACTAGAAAACAAGCTGGATGATATGTCGCCCTCTCTTGCGACGGCCTTTGAGAACGTACCATACACACCCATATCAGGTACCCCGTATCAATCGCCGTTCCTTCTTACCGGGGAACCCGAAAACCCGACCCTCGGGGATGGTTATTACAGGGAACAGGGCATTTTTCAGGTGAGCTTATTCTATATGATGCAAACCGGTTCAGGGGCGGCAGAAGCAAGGGCAGAGCTTATACGAACAGCTTTCAAGCGGGGCGTGTCCATGACATCCGGGGCCGTGACCGTTCGTGTGAATAGAACGCCGGAAATATCGCAGGGAAGAAGAGACGGCGACCGGTGGAGCGTAATTGTCAAGATTCGATGGTATGCAGGCATTTACCCATAATCAATCAAGGGAGAAAACAACATGACTATTGCAAGTGGAGTCGAAAAAAAGTTAGTGCTTGCACCCCAAGCGACTAAAGGCACGGAAGCTATCCAGGCCCTTGGAACCGCGCAATTTCTGCGGCGTGTTACGAGCAATCTTGACATGACCAAAGAGACTTACGAAAGCAACGAGATCAACGCCAATCGGCAGATGGCAGACATGCGCCACGGCGTCCAGAGCGTCGAAGGAACCTTGAACGGCGAGCTTTCAGCGGGTACCTATGACCTTCTGATGGCTGCGTTACTCCGGAAGGATTTTGTTGCCGGTGTGACTTCTGGTGTCAACGCCGATGTGACCACCGCCGTCACCTCTGGCGCAGCCGGCACATTTACATCTGCCGCCACGGCCACGTTTTTGACGGACGGTTTCAAGGTGGGCGATGTGGTGAGATGCACGGGCCATTCGGGTGGGGATGCCACGAACAACAATGACCACAATTGCATGATTACAGCGGTCACAGAATTGATAATGACCGGCTACATGCTCGACGGCCAGCCGTTTGTTGCTGACGCTGCCGGTGACGATATCGACATTACCGTTGTCGGAAAGAAAACGTGGGTGCCAGAGACGGCGCACACGGAGGATTGGTTCACCTTAGAGCACAACTTCTCGGACCTTGACCTTTCGGAAACCTTCTGGGATGTCAAGATTAACACAATGGCGTTCAAGGTTCCGGCAACGGGCATGAGTACCATCGATATCGGCCTTATGGGCTTGAATCACACGAACAAAGAAGCGGGAGAATCGCCGTGGTTCACTTCCGTTGTAGCAGCTTCCACAGGCGGTGTGCTTGCCTCTGTTGACGGCGCAATCTTTGTCGGCGGGGCACAGATAGCCCTTATCACAAGCATTGACTTTGACATTGCCGGCGGGCTGACCTCAGAGCCGGTGGTGGGTAGCAACGTGAAACCTGATATCTTCGACGGGCGGGTGACGGTCAAGGGAACCATGACGGTTTTCTTTCAAGATGCCACTATGCGCGACTATTTCGAGGATGAGACAGAAGTTGCTGTAAATCTGGCGATCACGGATAACGACGATGCCGATGCCGAATTTATCGCAGCTTCCATGCCTCGCGTCAAGATGGGCGGCGCTTCCAAGGACGACGGCGAAAAGGGGATAGTCCAGACCATGCCCTTTGTCGCTCTTTTCAATACGACTGGTGGCGACGAAACGGGCGCGAGCGCAACCGACGAATTGGCAACCACGATCAGTATTCAGGACTCGACGCTGTAGGGCGGCGATAACCGCGATGGCTTAGGCCATTGCATAGCAAAGATCGAAAGAGAGGCGGCAACATGAGCAACATAGACTTAGCAAGTTTCGACACGGTGAAAGGTTCCAACGAGGGTTTTGACGTTCGGATCTTTCACCCTGGAACCAACGAGGATCTTCCCTATGTTATTTCGGTCCTCGGGAAAGACTCCGACCAGTTCCAGAAGGTGAGCCGTTCGCAAAGCAAGAGGCGAATGGCGAAAATGCAAAAGGGCGGGTTTCGCAATGCTGGCAATATCCCCGTTGAGGAAGTTGAGCAGAACGGCACTGAACTGCTCGCCGCTTGCTCCACGGGATGGAAGACGCTGGCAGAGACAGACGACAAAGGCGAAATTGTTGCCCCGGAGAAGGAAACACTTGATTTGGACGGCGCAGACTTCCCTTTTTCCGTTGACAATGCCGAGATCCTATACACCCGCTTTCCGTGGATCAAAGAGCAGGTTGATACCGCAATAGGCGACCGCGCCAATTTTATAAAAGCCTGATTGGGGAGCCGACCCGGACGGACGAAGAAAAAAACGACCTTCCGGGTTATGGCCTGATCGGGTACGCCGAGCATGAATTTGAACTCAATGCGAGGCAGAAAGACGGCTCGACCCTCAGGGACCATCTGAAGGTCGTTCAGCGACGGACAGGCGAACCCCCGCAGCAACTCATTCCCGTTGAAATGCCCGATTGTATGCGATACCTCTGGGAGTGGTTCTGTGACATTTCAAACGGGCGAGACTACGGCGAGAACGGACCCAAGCCGATCACCTACACGGAACTGAGATCATGGGCCAAGATGGCTAAAACAGATCCAACAGCATGGGAAGTGTCGGCGATTAGGACCATGGACGGCGTATATCTGAACGAAGCAAGGAAAAGCTAATGCCAGACATAGCCTCGTTATTTATCAAGGTCGATTCCAAGGGCGTGGTCACTGCCTCGAAAGACCTCAATAAGCTCACTGACGACAGCAAGAAGACCGAGAAGGCCACGGACGGCGTTACCGCCAGCTTTGACAAGATGAAGGTCGCCGTTGCCGCTCTGGCGACGAGCTACGCGGCATTGAAGACTGCCCAATATATCAAGGACGCCACGCTCTTGGCCGCACGATATGAGACGCTTGGCGTCGTGATGCGTGTCGTTGGTAACAATGCAGGATTTTCCGGCAAACAGATGGAGGGTTTCGCAAGGGGCCTACAGGATGCCGGTATAGCCATGGTCGAAAGCCGGAATACGTTGACGCGCATGGTACAAGCACAAATCGACCTTGTCAAATCGACAGACCTCGCCCGCATAGCGCAGGATGCCGCTGTAATCGGAAACTTGAATAGTTCGGCAGCATTCGAGCGCGTGATTGGCGGGATACAGCGCGGCGAAGTTGAGCTATTAAAGACAATCGGGATTAACGTCAAGTTTGAGGATGGCTATAGAAAATTAGAGAAGACGCTTGGCGTTGCCCGTAATGGATTGACAGAGTATCAGAAAGTGCAAGCAAGGACCAATACGGTGGTAGACGCCGGGGTGCTTATAGCCGGGGCCTATGAGGGGGCAATGGGCACGGCAGGCAAGCAGCTTCTTTCTCTGAAGCGACACACAGACAATATGAAAGTATCTCTGGGTGCGGCATTCACACCAGCGCTTCTTGAGATAGTTGAAGGCGTTACCGGCGCGATAAAGGGAGTGAACGCAGACCTTGCAGACAGTAAGGGCGATATAGAAGATTGGGGCGTTGGCGTCAGATTGTCGATTATTGACGTTGAGATTGCATTTTTAAGACTCGCTGAAACGGTCAAGGGATTGGATGCGTCTGACGACTTTGACTTTGCAAGCCTGTTTGACCTGGTGCCAGCGGTGGCAGTTGTTAACTTGTTGACTGCAGCCGTGAAAGAGTTGGCGAAGCAGACCGCGACGGTTCACAGCTTCACAATTACGGAGGGTGGACTAGTACCAAAAGAATTGACAACTGTTGAAGCGCTCATGCAGAAGAGGCTTGACCTTTTGGAGTCTCTAACGCCAGCTGCAAAGGCGGGAGCGGCTGCGGCACGGAAAGAGGCAGAAGAGAAGGTGCTTGCTATCCAGAAAGTGGCGGCGGCAGAGAAAGCGGCGGCAGACGCAAAGGCTGCGGCAGACGATCTATTCAAGAAATCCGCGAAGGAAAGGAACAAGGTATTAGAGCAGTTTGCAGAAGACTTTCTCAAGGCCACCAAGTCCGCGGTAGATGTTGAGAAGATAGCTCTCGAGACTCGCATGGCTGAATACAGGAAATTCGGAGTATCAGAAATAGACCTTGAAGTGGTACGCCAAGAAGGGCTGAAGCAGATCAGGGAGGATAACCGGGAAGACCCAAAAGACCTGGCAGAGCTTGCCAGCTTCTACGAGGGGTTGAAGGGGTTCGAGCAAACGCATTACGATTTGATTCTGGAACTTGTTGACTTAGAGGCTGAAGCACGAAGAGAAGCCGGGGTTGAAGAGGTTGCGGTTGCTCAGTGGGTAGCCGACAGAAAGAGGGAAATAGAACAGGAACTTTTCGAGGATAAGACACAGTTCATAGCTGATGGCCTTGGCGATCTAAAGTCCTCTCTGTCGGGTATTGCCGGGCTATACGACAAAGGCTCCGACAGCGCGAAACAGTGGGAATCTGCCGCCCAAGCATTGGAAGTTGCACAGAAGGCCGTTGCGGTGGTCAACGCCGTCGCTGCAATATCTTCAGCCGCCGCCGCACCATTCCCCGCGAACTTCGTCGCCATGGCCTCAATGGCCTCTGCCATGGTATCACTTCTTGCCTCTGCTGGCATATCGTTCGGTGGCGGGTCCAGTGTTGCTGCGCCACTGCCCAGGCCCGGAGAAAACACAACTGTATTAGGTGGGGACACTGACCAAGCTAGCGAGTCTATAGACAAGAGTCTCGACTTGTTAGAGGATATGTACGACCTTCAGAACCTCACATTGACCGGTATCAACGATGGTGTGCAAGACCTCAACAGGAATATAGAGAGTTTTGTCACCGGGATTGTAAGGTCTGGCGATCCTGCCGCGTTTGCGTTTGCGGGTGCCGCACCCGGTATTGTGGGTGGTGTAACCGCAGAGCTTCGCAGCCTTGCTGATGTGTTGGGTGTCGGGAATGTGGCGGCTATTGGCGCGGCAGACCTCACCCAAAGACGTCTTGATTTCCTTTCGACACTCACAGAGCTTGAGCGCACAGGGACCGGAGAAGAAGTCGCCCAGGCTATTAGGGATGAAATTTCAAACATAAGCGACCTGCTGACAGAAGATGTCTTTGGGGAACTGCTCACACAATACCAGAAAATAGGCGAAGGCGCTTTTGAAACCGTTATCCGGGTGGCAACTGGCTTTGCAGTGGTCACAGATACGATCGACACTCTCAACCTGTCATTTTCCGGAACAAATGAAGAGACGATAGCACTGTCTGAATCTCTGATATCCATAGCCGGTGGGTTGCAAGAACTGTCGGCGGCTACCGATGTATATTACAAGAAGTTTTTCACCGAAGAAGAGAAGCGGCTGAAAATAGAGAATGACCTGCTTGACGTCTTTGACGACTTGGGCGAAGCGTTGCCGGAAACGCGGGAGGGCTTTAGGGATCTGGTTGAATCTCTTGACCTCACAGACGAGGCGAATCAAAAAGCCTTCGTTACGCTGATGAACGTATCACGCCTATCGGATGAGTATTACGAAAATCTAGAAAGAATGGCACAGAACGCTACTGATGCCGTCCGGGGCGTAGTAGACGACCAGATATCGCTGATGCGCGATCTGGCTTCTGAGGCGCGGTCTGCTGCGGATGCTTTCCGTAGCATATCGGCAGCACTTTCAGAAGCGCAGCGTAATATACGAGGCAGTAGTATCGTAATGCTTGAAGAGCGCCTTGATAGTATATTCGCGACCGCATTAACAGGTGATATTGATGCACTTACCAAATTGCCTGGGGCTATCAATGAGTTTCTGACATCAAGCCTTGCCACCAGTGAGTCTTCGGTTGATTTTGCTAGGGACCAAGGCAAATCCCTTTTAATGTTGACTGAAGCAAAAGCTGTTGCTGACACACAGGCGAGTTATGAAGAGCAGCAATTATCGATATTAGAGGATGAACTTAGTGTCTTAGAACAGATCCGCGACCTTCTCTCGGACCCTATTGTTGAATCGCCAGAGTGGGACGCCGTAATAAATTCTCCAGAGTGGGCCAAGATCATTAATTCGCCAGCATGGGCTGAGCTAATTACGGCACAGCCGGATTGGGCTGCGCTTATCCCTGCGCCCACTAACCTTGGTCCACCCCCAGGCTTTAGCCCCTCTATCCCCTTTACTCCTGTTATTGGGCCAGGTGGCGGTGAAGGTCATTCGTCTATGTTCGCTGCGGGCGGCGTGTTCACCAATGGGGTTGTTACTCAACCGACCCGATTCAACGATTCTATGATGGGCGAGGCCGGACCAGAGGCTATAATGCCTCTCACCCGTGGGCCTAATGGACTTGGAGTAAGGGCGGCGGGCGGTAGCGAGTCGCCAGAGCAGACCGCGCTCTTGAAAAGGATCATCACAACGCTTGAGTCTGGGAATTTCGCCATTGCGAAGAATACCGGGCTTACGGCAAGAAGGGTCAATGATTTCCACAAAAGAGGGATGCCACCCGAGAGAGAAATATAATGGCAAGAACAGGCAGCGAAGAAACATTTAGGGATGGAGCCCAGGACGGCGCGGATATTGCCGGCGCGGTTGTGCCAACGGGCGGTTGGGGTATTCGTGGGTGGCTTTCTGCGCTTTACACAAAGTTTGCTGCGGCTATCGAGAGCAACGGTGCGGTTGCGGTAAATATTCAGGATCAGCACACAAGGGCGCTCGACTTGAAATTTATTCAACAGGTTGGAGCGCCAACCACAGTAGCGTCAAATATCACAGTTGGAGACACTACGGTTTCCATGACTGCCGATCCCGGCTTTATAGCTGGAAGAGTTGTGGGTATTTTCACAGCCACTGGCGATTTCTATTTTGCAGAAGTGATTAGCTCGTCTGGCACTGGCCCATATGCGGTTGTCTTAGACACGCCGGTTGACTTCGCCTTTCCATCTGGCAGCACCGTTATAGCGGCCTCTCACCATTTGAATGTCAATGGTTCGCTTGGGTCGCCTGAAATATTTCAGGTTGGCCCGGTCGGCGGGGCTACCGGAGTCGAGATAGATATAACTCGAATCATGGGAATGATAACAGACAGCGCCGCAATGGATGATGGGAAATTCGGGTCTTTGAATGCACTTACAAACGGGTGTGTTTTGCGTCAAAACAACGGAGCCATGACTAATATCTGGAACGTCAAAACAAACGGAGATATAGGACTTATCTGTTTCGATGGTCAGTACACAGAAAAGGCCCCGGCAGGTGAAAACGGTTTCAGATTTAGGAATACCTATGGCGGTCAAGCAAAGCACGGTGTCACTATCAGGCTTGAGCCTGGGGATATATTGGAACTGCTCGTACAGGACAACTTGAGCACCCTATCAGATTTCCAGATTATGGCACAGGGCCACATAGTGACCGATTAGACAGAAGAAGGGTCAAGATGCAAATCATAAGACCGACAACGATTACAGACGCCATGTTCGTGTCTTCAGATGTCCCAGAGACAGACGGCTCAGCCGGGGAGTGGGGCGTTGCTGTGCCATACACTGAAGGCGACACCGTGCGAGTCACAACCACCGGTGTACATAATGTTTACGAGGCGCTGGTTGACGTTACCGGTGGACTATCGCCGCAGTTTGACGTATTGACTGCGGTTCCTAAGTGGATTTTTGTATCGGCTACAAACAGATGGAAGCCCTTTGATATCATCGTCGGGTCGCAAGCGATCAAAACCACTTCAATGGAATACGTGATTGAACCCGGAGTGATTGACAGCATTTCCCTGCTAAACATAAACGGGATTCAGGTTGATATCGTCATGAACGACCCCATAGAGGGCGAAGTCTACAATGTGTCAATCAACCTGTTGAACACTTCGCAGTCGGTCTTTGTCCCGGTCGCAATTGATTGGTACACCTACTTTTTCGAGGACATCGTTACCCGAGACGGCATAGTTCTTTTCGATGTTCCCCTATATCTGCATGGAGTCATAACCATAACAGTAACCCAAGTCGCGGGATTCCCCGCCGCTGTCGGTGCAATCATTGTCGGGAAGCAAGCGTTTCTTGGCGATACCCAATATGGAATGTCGGTCGGGATAACCGACTACTCGGTCAAAACCGCCGACGCTTTCGGCAATTACGAAGTTACAGAGAGGCCGTTTTCTAAGAACTCAAGCGTATCACTCAGGACGCCTAATGCAAATATTGACGAAGTTCAAAGGATGCTGGCTGACTTTAGAGCAACGCCGGTTCTTTGGATTGGTGCCATTGAATATGCAAGCTCCATAGTTTATGGTTTCTATAAGGATTTTTCTATTGTCATATCATACCCTGATGTGAGCGACTGCGAAATTGAAATTGAAGGGCTGACGTAAAGGAGATTTCGACATGGCAGGAATAACACCACTACCACCCGCGCCCGATAGGTCACAGCCGGCCGATTTTTCAGACAAGGCAGATGCTTTGCTCGGTGCGCTCGACCAATTCGTTGCCGAGGCGAACGCGTTTGAAATAGCAGGGACGCTTTCAGAAGTGCAGGACACAAGCGCCTCAAGCGTCCTTATCGGCACCGGGGCAAAAGTCTTTGAGATTACAGCCGGAAAGTCGTTCCTTGCTGGCATGTCTCTTATCATAGCAGACACCGCTGCGCCTTCGTCAAATACCATGACCGGAACTATTACAAGCTATTCCGGGATCACATTGACCATGGACATTACGTCCGTTGAGGGTAGCGGCACCAAGTCGGCTTGGACGATTTGGCAAGCTGGAACGTCTGGAGCCGCCGCCGCCACACCGGGAAGGATTAACAAGACTGAGGCCGACAACCCATATGTGCTTGTCGCTGACGATCTTCAAGGCGTGACTACAATCACAAACACCGGGGCCGCTGCCGAAACCCTGCTTGCTGTTCCAGCGGGAAGCGACGGCGACATTTTCGGACCAATACTGATAACGGCGGCACAGTATGTGAGGATCACCTGTGACGGGTCAGAGAAAATACGCTATGGATCGATTCAAAGCGTTGCCGGTGGGTATATCAGGGCCAATGCTGTTGGTGTTCTTTTCGGTGGCAGATGGTCGGGGACGGAATGGGTTGTCGATACTCTTTTTCCAATTGGATCAACGCTAAACATTGATGAATAGGGGTGCGCCATGACACAGGTAGGAAAGATAATAAACTCTTTTGCTCCGTTTTTTAATGAGCCTATCGAAGCCGAAGACTATGTTGCAGGAAGGTACTATGGGCCGTCCGTTCAATACAACCGTGTGACGGGAGACAATACAGTGGCAGATGCTCTGATATATGCCCCGTTCGTCCCTTTCGAGACGCACACATTCACGGACATGGCCTTCTATAACACGGGGGCTGGCGATAACGGAGAAAAGGCGAGAATGGGCATATATAGCAGCAGCGACGGAAGGCCGGATAGCCTCATGAAGGAGGCCGCCGAAGTCACGCTTACCGCCGCCGCCGCGCTCAGGGTTGCGGCCTTGTCTGGGGGTCAGGAGCTTGTCCGCGACACGCTATATTTTCTTGCCTTTGTGGCAGATGATGCCTTTGGCATACTGACAATGGGCAGGCTTATGGATGCGAATAGTACATGGTTGACAAGCCCAATGTTGGGCAGCTTCGGGTTTGACTCTTACCAAATAGGCGGCACGGAAGAGACTCGACTGATAAAGGAAACCCACGCATACGGTGCGCTGCCCGCTTCTGCAACTCCAAACGCCGGGTCTGGTGCGCTCATGCCGTTTATGCTTCTTGAGGGATAGGGAATCTGATATGGACGGGGAAGAAACACAAGAAAATCGCCGGTTAATGGACAGGTATCTTGATGCCAAGTTCGCGGGAATAGAGGGCACATTGACACGTATTGATGCAAACCAGACACGGCTCTTTGAGAAATACGACGAAGTGATTGCCGATGTTGCTGAGAGCAAGGGCGAGAAGAAAGAGCAAGACCGCAAATCTATAAGAAGCGGCGGTTTCTCCGGGGCCATTGTCGCAGCGTGTATATGGGCAGTAAGCAAGCTAACAGGGGGGTAGTTCATGCCGTCGCATGGAAGAACATCTAAAAGACGCTTAGACGGTTGCAGCGATCCGGTCAAGCGGGTTATGACAGAGGTCGTCAAGACATTCGACAATTCCATCTTGACTGGTATCAGGGACAAAGAAGAGCAAGAGGCCGCTTTCAACTCTGTTCCGCAGGCAAGCAAGAAGCATTGGCCCGACAGTGTCCACAATGTCGAAGAGCCAGGCGACCTTTCGGACGCCGTTGACGCGGCCCCATATCCGATTGACTGGGAAGACCGCGAGCGGTTTCACTACTTCGCCGGGTACGTTCTGGCGACCGCAAGGGCTATGGGATATGTCTTCCGGTGGGGTGGTGATTGGGATCGTGATACAGAGGTAAACGATAACGAGTTTGACGACCTTGTGCATTTTGAATATGTCGGAAACGTATAGGGGGCAACATGGCGTTTGATCCATTAACAGCGGTATTGTCGTTGAGCGGGAAGGTTCTTGACAAGGTTTTGCCAGACAAGGCGGCGAGGGAAGCGGCCAAACTGAAAATGGCGACTCTGGTTCAGGATGGCGAAGTGAAAGAGCTTGAGACGCGAATGAGCGCAATTATTGCAGAGGCGCAAAGCTCAGACCCATGGACAAGCCGGGCGCGTCCCTCCTTCCTCTACGTGATGTATATCATGATCCTTGCTTCGATACCCATGGGGATATTGTCTG